ATGTTTTATGTGAAAGAGAAGACCGATGAGCTTGAGGTCAGAGTGGAGCTCAACGACGAGAATGTATTCTGTGCCTGCCCGGACTGTGGCGAGGAGGTCAGTGTTGACTTGTCCTGTGTGTTCGCTGACGGTATTGGCGATATGTACGGCACTTCGGTGCTCTGCAACGCCTGCGCGAGAAAGAGGCTCGGTCATGGCAAGTAAGCGTAACAGTGAGGGCTACTCCAGCCCAACCGAGTATGAAGCGCTTACCCGCATCGAGAAGGAGGAGAAGGTGGCGGCGAAGGCTGCTGCCTTCCGTCCGGTCGTGTATATCTGTTCGCCTTATTCCGGGGATACGGAGAGGAATGTTGAGAACGCACGCCGATACAGCCGCTTCGCTGTAGACAGGCACTACCTGCCAATCACGCCACATATCTACTTTACGCAGTTCATGGACGACAATGTCCCGGAGGAACGCAACACAGCCATTTTTATGAACTGGGTGCTGATGAGCAAGTGCGTAGAGTTGTGGGTGTTCGGTGAAACAATCAGCTCCGGCATGAAGGCGGAGATCGAACGGGCAAAGCGCAAGAAAATGAAAATCCGCTATTTTACGGAGGAATTGGAGGAAGTATGCAAGTAACAATCTATCAGGCTGACTGCCTGCACAACAAGGCAAACTGCATCTACCCGAATAAGGTCGTTGTGACCACGGAGGCGGATATGGCAAAGGTGCAGAGCCGCGACCACGTCTGTGCGGAATACAAGAATAACACCCGCAGCAAGGACAACTTTATTCTCTCGGACAATATCCCGATGGACTGTGACAACGATCACAGCGACGATCCGGCAAAGTGGATCACGCCGGAGCTTCTGGATGAACTGCTCCCGGATGTGCCGTATATCCTTGTGTTCAGCCGCAATCACATGAAGGCGAAAAACGGAGTGTCGGCGAGACCGCGTTTCCATGTATATTTCCAGATCCACCTGATCCACGATGCCGACTCCTATGCAGCACTCAAGCGGAAGATCCACGCGGCATTCCCGTTCTTTGATGATAATGCGCTCGATGCCGCACGATTCCTCTATGGTTCCCCCGGCAGCGAGGTGCTGTGGCATGAAGGCAGCCTGTTCATTGAGGACTTCCTGACATTGACCGCAAAGGCGGCGATTCCGCAGGGAAAGCGCAACGCTACTATGTCGCATTATGCAGGAAAGCTCGTCAAGCGGTTTGGTGTGACCGATGCTGCCTATACGAAGTTTCTGGAGAAAGCTGCCGAATGTGATCCGCCGCTGGATCAGGAGGAGCTGGACAAGATCTGGTCGAGCGCTTCAAAGTTTTACAAGAAGGTTTCGTCTGCTCCCGACTATATCCCGCCCGACGAATACACAGGCGGCAGTCTGCGCCCGGATGATTTCTCGGATATTGGTGAGGCGCGTACTTTTGCAGCGGTGTATGAGGGCGAGGTCTGCTATACGGAAGCGACCGGTTTTCTGCGTAATAACGAGATCTACTGGATGGAATCCCGCCAGCGCCCGATCGCGGCAATGATGGAACATACAGATGCACAGCTCGAAGAAGCGGGCAACGAGATCGAGGCGGCGCTGCAGCGCTTGGAAGACCTCGGCATCTCCCGTGGAACGGCGATGGCAGGCGGCAAGAAGCTGCTTGAGGGTATGACCAGCGATCAGGCGGAAGCCTACGGTGCCTACCAGACCGCCAAGACCTACTACGCATTCGTCATGAAGTACCGCAATATGAAAAGCCTGAAGCCTGCAATGGAAGCTGCTATGCCGCTGCTGGAAAAGCAGCCGGACGAGCTGGACAGCAATCCCTTCCTGCTGAATACGCCGCTTTGCACCTACAACCTGACGGAGGGACTGACCGGCACGAAGGATCATGATCCGCAGGATTACATCACGAAGGTTACGACGGTTTCTCCGGACGATGTAGGCACGGACATCTGGAAGAATACGCTCGACCTGATTTTCTGCGGTGATACTGACCTGATTGACTATGTGCAGCGCATCGTAGGCATGGCGGTCATCGGCAAGGTGTATATTGAAGCACTTATTATCGCATACGGAGAAGGCAGAAATGGTAAGTCTACCTTCTGGAACGCGATTGCCCGTGTGCTGGGCAGCTATGCTGGTAATATGTCTGCCGACGCGCTGACGGTCGGCTGCAAGAGAAATGTGAAGCCCGAAATGGCAGAATTGAAGGGCAAGCGCCTGATTATTGCTGCCGAGCTGGAGGAAGGTATGCGCCTGAACACCTCGGTCATCAAGCAGCTCTGTTCGACCGATGCGGTGTATGCAGAGAAAAAGTATAAAGCACCGTTCAGTTTTATCCCCAGCCACACGCTGGTGCTGTATACAAACCACCTGCCGAAGGTCGGTGCCTCTGATGCGGGAACGTGGCGCAGATTGATTGTTATCCCGTTCAATGCCAAAATCGAGGGCGACAGCGACATTAAGAACTTTGCCGACTATCTTGTTGACCATGCAGGCGGTGCGATCTTGAGCTGGATCATTGAAGGCTCCCGTATGGTGATCGCCGAAGGCTTCAATATCAAGCCGCCGAAGGTGGTGCGTGATGCTGTTGCTGCCTACCGCGAGGACAATGACTGGCTCGGAAAGTTTCTGGAGGAAAGCTGTGTCATCGGAGCAGCTTATCAGGAGAAGTCCGGCGAGCTGTATAAGGCTTACCGCACCTACTGCATCAATATGCATGAATACACCCGCAGTACGGGAGATTTCTATGCAGCTTTGGAGCAGATCGGGTACCACAAGAAGAAGTTGAAAAACGGGATCATGATTTTTGGGTTGATGCTGAAAACAGATGATTTTCCGGAAGAGCAGGAAAACGACGAAGATTTGGGCTTTTTGGACTAAAAGGTGCAGGTGTCGAAGGTCATATCATAAACTTTCTATAGTAGAAAAAATTGAAAAAATATCTATATATAAAGTTATAGAATAGACCTTCGACACCTGCACCAGAAAGGAGTAAAAATGCGTGAAACAACCGTAGAATCGAAGTTTTTTAAAGCTGTCAAAGCAAAAGGCGGGCTGGCGGTCAAGTTCGTATCCCCAAGTTTTAACGGGATGCCCGACCGCATGGTGATGTTCCCCGGCGGCAGAATCGGTTTCGTGGAAGTCAAGGCACCGGGGAAAACGCCGCGACCATTGCAGCGGTCTCGTCACAGACTATTGCGGAGGATGGGTTTTCTGGTTTTTGTGCTGGACAGCCCTGAACAGATTGGAGGGATCATTGATGCAATACTGTCCACATGATTATCAGAAATTCGCCATCGACTTCATCGAAACCCACCCGCAGGCGGCTGTCCTGCTGGGATGCGGTCTGGGCAAAACCAGCATCGCTCTCACAGCGCTGAACGACATGATGTTCGACAGCTTTGAGGTTCGCAAGCCACTGATCATCGCCCCCATCCGCGTTTGCAAAAATGCATGGGCGGAGGAAATCGGAAAGTGGGATCACCTGAAAGGGCTGACCTACAGTCTGGTTCTCGGCAGCCGTGCCGAGCGTCTGAAGGCGCTGGATACCAAAGCCGATATTTATATCATCAACCGTGAGAATGTACAGTGGCTCATTGAGGAAAGCGGAAAGCCGTTCTATTTCGATATGATCGTGATCGACGAAATGTCCAGTTTCAAAAATCACCAGTCAAAACGCTTCCGCGCCCTGCGGAAGGTTCGACCTTTCGTGAAGCGGATCGTCGGCTTGACCGGAACACCTTGCAGCAACGGTCTCATGGATCTGTGGGCGCAGTTCCGTCTGCTGGACAAGGGTGAACGCCTCGGCAAACGCATCGGGCAGTACCGCGATGCTTACTTCAAACCGGATTGGAACGGCTACACCTATTCGCTGCTTCCGGGTGCCGACAAGAAAATCTACGAAAAGATTGCCGACATCAGCATTTCGATGAAAACGACCGACTACCTGCAGATGCCGGAGCTGATCTCGGTTGCTGTCCCTGTCGTTCTTGACACCAACGAAATGGTGCAGTATCAGCTTATGGAGACTCAGATGGTGCTGCCTTACACCCACGGCGATATTACAGCGGCAAACGCAGCAGTTCTTTGTGGAAAGCTGGTGCAGCTCTCCAGCGGATGTATCTACAGCGACAACGACGACATGGTATTAGTCCATGAGAGAAAACTGGATGCCCTTGAGGATTTGATTGAAGCCCAGAACGGTAGACCAGTTCTGATTGCCTATTGGTATCAGCACGAACGCCTGCGGATCATGGAGCGCTTCGATGCAAGGGAACTGAAAACGGATAAGGATATCGCTGACTGGAACGCGGGAAAAATCCCCATCGCCCTGATCCAGCCCTCCGCTGCGGGACATGGTTTGAATTTGCAGGAGGGCGGTAGCTCAATCATCTGGTACACGATGCCGTGGTCGCTGGAATTATACCAGCAGACCAACGCCCGCCTGTGGCGACAGGGACAGCGGGCAGAATCTGTTGTGATTCAGCATCTTATGACGGTTAACACAATCGACGAGGAGATCATGAAGGCTTTGCAGTCAAAAGACAGGACGCAGTCCGCAATGATGCGTGCGGTGAAAGCAAGGTTCAAATGAATGAAGGATACAAATTACTGTCGGCAGCAATCATCAAGCAGTGCCTTCTGGATTACCGGGAGGTGCTACAGTCAAATGACATCATCACGAAACTGGAATGTGAGCAGTTCCTGCGGTCGCAGTGGTTTGACTTCATGTCGGATATGAACGGCGAGAGACTGATAAAAATGATGAGGGAGGAATTTGCATGAAAGAATACTGGGATCAGGCACAGCGACTCCGCAGGCGTATCGACCGGAAGATTCACGAAATCCGAGTGTTGCGGCAGCGTGCCGAAGGTATGAACGGCAGCGGCATCAATGATATGCCGAGAACCGTGTCACCCGATCGAAGCAAGATGGAAGGCACCGTTTTCAGGATCATGGCGCTGGAACAGGAAATTCAGGAAACCCAGCGTGAGTATGATGCGCTGCTTGCCGACATGGAAGCGCGTATTAAGGCGGTCGATGATGCCGATTGTCGTGACCTTCTGAGCAAGCGTTATCTGGAGTTCAAATCTTGGAACATGATCGCTGCCGACTTCGGATACAGCGTGCAGCACATCTACCGCCTGCGTGACAAAGCCGTCCAAAAGTTGAGAGCTGATGAGAGTTCGTAAGACTTGATATTCATGGGTTTCTGTGCTATACTGTATAATAGAAGATCATGTATAGAGCCGTTGGTTTACACCAGCGGCTTTTGTTATGTCCGGAGGAGGTTGAGGCTATGCCGAGGAAGGCTCGGAAACCATGCAAGCATCCCGGCTGTCCAAAGCTGACGGAAGGCTTGTACTGTGACGAACATAAGCCCCTGCACCCTGACCGACCGTCTGCCGCCAAGCGTGGCTACGGCAGCAAGTGGCAGCGGGCAAGCAAGGCGTACCTGCGCAAGCACCCGCTGTGTGTGAAGTGTTTGGCGAAGGGACGATTTGTGACGGCGACCGTCGTTGACCACATCGTACCGCATCGCGGTGACCATTACCTGATGTGGAGCGACACCAACTGGCAGGCGCTGTGTAAGCTGTGTCACGACCAGAAGACCGGTACCGAGGACAGCAGACCGGAATACTCCTACTGAATAATCCGTTTCTCCTAACGCATACTATTTTTAGGAGAAACATCACCTAAACGCTTGACTTTTCTCCTAAAATCAGTTATAATTAGGACAAAGGAGCGTGAGGGCATGAGATCGTTTGATTACAGCAATCGGTTCAGTCGTTCTTGGGACAACGAGATTCTGGGACTTGTTGCGCAGATACACGAATATAAGGGACGGCAGGAGCTGTTCCTGAAGCAGAAACCTGCGAGTCTTGACCGTCTGGTCGAGATCGCAAAGGTGCAAAGCACCGAGGCTTCCAATGAGATCGAGGGCATCCGTACAACAAACACCCGCCTGATGCAGCTCATCAAGGACAAGACCATGCCACGCAACCGTGACGAAGAAGAAATCATGGGTTATCGTGATGTGCTGAATACCATTCATGAGAACTACGAATATATCCCGATTTCTGCAAATTATATCCTGCAGCTCCACCGTGACCTGTATCAGTATTCCCACAAGAGCATCGGCGGCACATTCAAGAACACGCAGAATTATATCAGCGCGACCGACGCGGACGGACACGAGTTTGTTTTATTTACGCCCTTAGCGCCCTATGAAACACCGTCGGCGGTAGAAGCAATCTGTGAAAGCTACAACCGCATGATTGCAACGCAGGAGGTCGATGCGCTGCTTCTGATTCCCGTGTTTATCCACGACTTTCTCTGCATCCACCCGTTCAACGACGGCAACGGCAGAATGAGCCGACTGCTGACAACACTGCTGCTGTACCGCAGCGGCTATGTCATCGGCAGATATATCTCCCTTGAGAGCAAGATCGCCAAGAACAAGAATCTTTACTACGATGCGCTGGAACAGTGTCAGAAAGGCTGGTACGAAAACGAGGAAGATGTTTTCCCGTTTATCAAGTACCTGCTGCAAACCATTCTGGCTGCCTACCGTGACTTCGAGGAACGTGTAACGCTGGTCGATGAGAAGCTGCCTGCCATTGAAATGGTTCGCCGTGCAGCCTACAACAAGATCGGCAAGTTTACCAAGAGTGAGATCATAGAGCTTTGCCCGACACTCAGCAAGGCATCTGTTGAGAGCTCGATCAAACAGCTTGTGGAAAAAGGACTGCTCCGGAAGCATGGAACAGGACGCAGCACCTTCTACACCAGAAGCGATGCCGAATAAAACATACGCACCTGTCTGAAAACGGCAGGTTCTTTTTGTATCCGCTGGGGTGGGGCTGGGGGCTGCACCGGTGGGGGCTTTGAAATCTCTACAGGAAATCAAACACAAGACCGGCGCCCCCTCTCGTGCGCAAAAATCGCATTTCAAAGCCCCTATTGACGGGTGCTGCTCTGAATAAATCAAAGGACTTGTTTTCCCACGAACTGTCGGGAAATTCAAGTCCTTTTTTGTTTCTGCCGTATTTACGGCATTTCTTTGATTTCGTTTGAAAAAGGTGGTGTAATCAATGGCGAAGGACGGCACACGCCGAGGCGGTGCAAGACCGGGCGCTGGCAGGAAACCGAAAGCGCTCGCGGATAAAATTGCAGAGGGAAAACGAGCCGAGGTGATGATGCAGCCTGCCGAACTGGAAGCCGCCGACACGCCGCCTGTCCGTGATTTTATGACGGAAATGCAGCGCGACGGCTCGAAGCTCTGCGCCGATGAGGTCTACACCGAAACCTACAAGTGGCTGAAAAGCTACGGCTGCGACAAGCTGGTCAATCCGGAGCTCGTGCAGCAGTACGCGATGAGCGTTTCCCGTTGGATACACTGCGAGGAAGTGGTGTCCAAGACCGGCTACATCGCAAAGCATCCGACGACCGGCAGCCCGATCGCTTCTCCGTATGTGGCGATCAGCCAGTCATACCTGAAACAGTCCAACGTCTGCTGGAATCAGATCTACCAGATCGTCCGTGCGAATTGCTCGACGGAGTTTCAGGGAAATCCGCAGGAGGACATGATGGAGCGTCTGCTCCGCAGCAGAAAGTGAGGAATGTATGCAAACAACAACCGATTTTCAGCTTGTCCCGACCGACAAGCTCATCCCGTATGTCAACAATGCCCGCACGCACTCGAAGGAACAGATCACGAAGCTACGCTCCTCGCTGCGGGAATTCGGATTCATCAATCCGGTCATCATCGACCGCGACTTCAATGTCATTGCAGGTCACGGCAGAATTGAGGCGGCGAAGGCAGAGGGCATCACGGAGGTGCCGTGTGTCTATGTCGACCACCTGACCGAAGCACAGAAGAAAGCGTACATTCTCGCGGATAATCGCATGGCGCTTGACGCTGGCTGGGATGAAGAACTGCTCGCCGTGGAACTGTCAGAGCTGCAAGACCTCGGTTACGACCTTGCCATGACCGGCTTTGACGAAAAGGAACTGGCTGACCTGTTCTCCGACAAGACCGACAGCGATGCAAAGGACGATGATTTCGACCTGACCGCTGCTCTGGAGAAAGCATCCTTCGTGCAGCGCGGTGATGTGTGGACGGTCGGCAGGCATCGCCTGATGTGCGGTGACGCCACCAGCGCAGATGATGTCAATACGCTCATGGGCAGCGTGAAGGCAAACCTGATCCTGACCGATCCGCCCTACGGTGTATCTTTCAAGAGTGCCAGCGGGCTGACCATTCAGAACGACAGCATGAAGAACGAGGAGTTTTACACATTCCTGCTGTCGGCATTTCAGTGTATGGCTGACCACCTTGAAAAGGGCGGCGCTGCCTATGTATTCCATGCAGACACCGAGGGACTGAACTTCCGCCGCGCCTTCATCGATGCTGGCTTCCACCTTGCAGGTTGCTGCATCTGGGTGAAGGACAGCCTTGTGCTCGGACGTTCCGATTATCAGTGGCAGCACGAACCGGTGCTGTACGGCTTCATGCAGAACGGCAAGCACAACTGGTACTCCGACCGCAAGCAGACCACCATCTGGAATTTCGACAAGCCAAAGCGCAACGCCAACCACCCGACCAGCAAGCCGCTGGATCTGCTCGGTTATCCGATCGGCAATTCCACGCAGGAGAATGCCGTCGTCATCGACACCTTCGGTGGCAGCGGCTCAACGCTCATGGCTTGTGAGCAGATGAACCGCATCTGCTACATGATGGAGCTTGACGAAAAATACGCATCGGTGATCCTGCGCCGCTATGTGGAGGACACCGGCGACGCGGCAGGTGTATTTGTTACCCGCAACGGGCAGCAGATTCCGTATGCTGACCTTGTAAAAGAGGTGGAACGCTCGGATTCCTGAGCCCTGCAGCAAATTGTGAACAGATTGATACTAAGTAAGACGTAATATGCACAAATAGAAAGGCTCGTATTTCCGTACATTTCGGCGGTTTACAGTCTTGCTATCTGTGCGATTAAGAGCTAATATGTGACTACAATCAAAGCCGCAGCGATGGCGAAAACAGGAGGTCACATTATGGAAATCAAGTTTAATATCGAGAAGAGCCAGCGCAAGTGGCTGGCACAGGCAATCGCAGCATCGACCGGCGGCGAGGTCAAGTACCTCGGCGTTCCGAGCTGCGCATTTCAGATCGGCGCATTCCACCTCAGCAAGGACGCAGTGCTCACCTTCGACGATAGCGTGGATGACGAAACGCTCGACAAGCTGCTTGACGATCTGGACGACGCTGGCTACGACTGGGACGAGCCGACCGATGAGCTGACGGTCACGATGCCGCGAGACCTCTTCACGGATCAGGCGCTGACGAATCTGCGTCAGGTCATCGCCAACAAGAAAACGCTCCTGATGCACGCACTGGAGACCGACAGCCTTGAGATCAACGAGGATGAGGAGACGGTCGGGTTCCCGTGGTTCACGCTCCACGATCCTTCCGACGGCGACGCCTACATCAAGTTCATTTCGATGCTCTGCGCCTTCGTCAAGGAGCGCAAACGCGTCAACGACAAGCCGGACACCAGCGACAACGAGAAGTACGCCTTCCGCTGCTTCCTCCTGCGCATCGGTATGATCGGCGCGGAATACAAGGCGGCAAGGAAGGTGCTGCTCCGGAACCTGACCGGCAGCTCCGCATTCCGCCACGGCAAGCCGGAAGGAGGCGAAGACGATGCGGTTTCCGAATGATGCAGAACTGAAAGCCCTGCGGGAGCGTTATCCCTCAGGTACACGCATTCGCCTGATCCGCATGGCGGACGATCCCAATCCGGTACCACCCGGAACGATCGGCGTGGTTGCGATCATCGACGATGCTGGTAACATCCACATGAAATGGCAGAACGGCAGAGCGCTGGTGCTGATCGAGGGCGTGGATGAGTTCGAGGTCATTTCCCCCGACACCGGGGGCTCCAAAAAATAGAGCACCTATTCCATTGTATCCCATATTACCATAGAATGTCAAGAATAGCAAGCCTGTAAAGTACACAATCATGAAGGCTGTATTTTCCGCGATATTCTGTAGTTTTAGCGGCTTGATATAATTCGCTAAAAGAGTTAATATGTGACTACCGAAAGGGAAAACGCCCTACGGTAAGCCAAAAATTAACTTTGCGGAGGATACGAAAATGACTGAGAGAACAGCACAGCAGATCACCAGAATGAAGGAGCAGACGATCGGCGTTGAGGTCGAGATGAACCACATCAAGCGCAGCGCGGCTGCAAAGATCGCCGCCGACTTCTTCGGCACCGGCAGATACGAAAACACAGCACGCCGGAACGGTTACGAAACCTACAGCGCTTGGGACGCACAGGGACGCGAGTGGAAGTTCCAGAAGGACGTCAGCATCGCGGGCATCGACAGCGAAAAGTGCGAACTGGTAACGCCGATCCTGCACTACGACGACATCGAAACCCTGCAGGAGCTGATCCGCCGCCTGAGAAAGGCTGGAGCGATCAGCCACGCAGGAGTCGGCGCAGGGGTTCACATTCACATCGGCGCCAACGGACACACACCGCAGACGCTCCGGAACCTCGCCAACATCATGGCGAGCCACGAAAGCCTGATCGCCGAGGCGATCAAGATCGACCAGAGCAGAATGAACCGCTTCTGCAGAACGGTTGATCCACGCTTCCTTGAAACCCTCAACAAGAAGAAGCCCACCACGATGGCGCAGCTTGCAGACATCTGGTACGGCGCACAGGGATGCGACTTTGGCAGAAGCCAGCACTACAATCAGAGCCGCTACCATATGCTCAACCTGCACGCCACCTTCACAAAAGGCACGATTGAATTCCGCCTTTTCCAGTTCGACAAGCCTGCAAACGGCAAGAAGAACGGGCTCCACGCAGGGCAGCTCAAGAGCTACATTCAGCTTTGCCTCGCACTGAGCCAGATGGCAAAGGATGTGCGTAGCGCAAGCTCCAAGCCCCAGCAGCACGAAAACCCCAAATTCGCAATGCGCACTTGGCTGATGCGACTGGGCTTCATGGGCGACGAATTCGCAACAGCACGCGACTTCCTGACGCGCAACCTTTCCGGCGACTGCGCCTTCCGCTTCGGCAGACCTTGACGGTCTGCCAGCCACGGGCAAGGGCGGCAACACAGCCGCCCACAGCGCCCCGTGTGGGGCGGCACGGGTTTCCTCCGCAAAGTTACCCCACCTGCAGAAGAACGCCACACAGGGCGCAGAAAACGCCGACAGCGGCAAGGCATATTCTACACAACGGCAAGACTGAAATTCCGCACATCTTCGGTAGTTTTAGCGGCTTGCTATTCACAGCCAAAAGAGTTAATATGTGACTGTCAAAAGACAAAAATGCACAAAGGAGCGATTGCAATGAAAAGATACTACCTCGCCTACGGATCAAACCTCGACGTTCGCCAGATGCGCTGGCGCTGCCCGACCGCAAAGATTGTCGGCACGGCGGCGATCCACGGCTACGAGCTGCTCTACAAGGGCAGCCAGACCGGAGCCTACCTCACCATCGAAAAGCAGCCGGACGGGATTGTTCCGGTCGCCGTGTGGGAGGTGACGGAGAGTGACGAGCGCAGCCTTGACCGCTACGAGGGCTTCCCGAACTTCTACTACAAAAAGGAAGTGAAGCTGCCGGTCACACTGCCGAACGGCAAGACCAAAAATCTGCCCGCTTTCGTCTACATCATGCACGAGGAGCGGAAGCTGGGCGTTCCGTCACCGGTATATGTCCGCACCTGTATGTACGGCTACACGGTTTTCGGCTTCGACTTCAAATATCTGGACGACGCCTACGACCGGAGCGCAAAGGGGGTGTGAGCATGAAAACTGAAACCAGAACGGAGCGCACCTGCCCCAAGTGCGGCAAGACCTACACGGAGCATCCCGCCTACTCCCGCTTGGACGGCAGCGCGATCTGCCCGGACTGCGGAACGAGAGAAGCCCTCGAATCCATCGGGGTTTCCCGCGATGAGCAGGAGCAGATCATCGGGATCATCCACGACCATACGATAAACGAATAATCGCGCAAGAGCCGCACAGAGCCTGTGTCCCCGACCTGAGCGCCGCGTGTGGGCTGCACCGGGGTCTCGGCTGTCGCCTCGGTCGGTGCTTCTGCCTTCGGCAGAGGTGTCCACCGGACACCCGCACCCTCCGCAAAGTGATCCCCGCAAAAAGTCAGCCCCACAAACGCGCACAGGGCGGCTTTTGTGCGCTGGCATATATTACACAATAGAGAAGGCACATTTTCCCCGTATCTTCTGTAGTTTTAGCGGCTTGATATAATTCGCTAAAAGAGTTAATATGTGACTACCGAAAGGGACAACGAGCCCACGGAATTCAAAACACGGAGGATACCACCATGAAGGAAATCAAACTTTACAACACGCTGCGCTGCAGCATCGCAGGCGACGCGAACGAGTTCTACGGCAGCGCCGAGGAGTACGCAAACGAGCTGGAGGAGGCGCTGCACTTCGAGGACACCGACCTCGCACCCTACGCCGACGGACGCCACGGAGCACACTTTCACGAGAAGCTCCGCAGCACCAAGATCACGGTCGAGTGGATTGGCAGCAAGCTCTACGGGCTTTGCACCGCGACGGTTGAGGACGACTGGACGGACACCGACACCGCCGACCTGAAGGAATACCTCACCGGGCAGTACGCAGACGGCTGGGGCGAGGGATTCGAGCAGCGCGAGATCGCCAGCTTCACCGAAACGGAAACCAGCGAGGAGTACGACGAAGAGCCGGACGAGTACTACGAAAGCGAATGGGAAACCCGCTACGATGTTTACATTTCCTTCTGGCAGGACAAGGGCTACAGGATCATGACCGAGGCGGAACTGAACGCCTGAGACAAGGAGCCGGGGGCGGGACAGCCCGCCCCACCACGGCTCGGAAAAGGAGAACACCATGAAAATACTGATCATTGAACCGGGCTGCCACCCACGCGAGGCAGACATACCGAACGAGCTCGAAACGCTCCAGCAGATCGTTGGCGGCTACATCGAAGCCATCTACCCCTACGAGGATCGTGTTGCGATCGTCTGCGATGAGGAAGCGAAGCTCAAGGCGGACAGCCGCTGGAACCGGATGATTCCGGAATGCCGCGACGTCATCAAAGGCACCTTCTTCATCTGCGGCTTGGGCGAGGAAGATTTCGACGACCTTTCGCCGGAGCTAACCGCCAAGTACAAGGAGCGCTTCTGGAACATCGAGCAGTTCATCCAGACGGAACGAGGGCTGCTGCCGATCGTCCTGAACGAGCAGTAAGCCCCACAGCCGCACTACAGCGCTGCGTGTAGGCGGGATGGGTATCCTCCGCAAAGTTATGCCCTGCGAAAACCCGCCCGCACAAAGCGAACGTGGGCGCGGCTGTGCGCCGTCATAATATATACAATATGACCTGCCGATTTTCCCCGTATCTTCTGTAGTTTTAGCGGCTTGCTATTATCGCGGAAAAGAGTTAATATACACACAACGGAAGGGCAAAGCCCACCGAAAACTACGAAACACGGAGGAAAAAACAATGATCAGCTACGGATTGGCAAAGGCAAGAGCAAAGGCAGGCAGAACGGACTGGAACGAGCGCCAGCGCGTCAGGAGCGCGACGATCCTTTGGTTCGACACCGAGGACGAAGGCTACGAGCTGGAGATCGAGAACGAGGACGACCTCGACGAGGCAGAGTTCACCGACTGGATCGAGCAGAACGCCGACAGCCTTGCGCAGGAGGACGCCGCCGCAAACGGAAAGACCTTCGACGGAGTTGAGGAGATCACCTACGACACCGAGTGGATCGACGACGACGCGCTTTTCGACGCAGAATACGAAAACTACTGCGAAAGCGAATGGGAATACATGACCGGCAGATAAGCCGGTCGCCTCACGGGGCGGCACAGCGCTGCGTGTAGGCGGGATGGGTATCCTCCGCAAAGTTATGCCCTGCGAAAACCCGCCCGCACAAAGCGAACGTGGGCGCGGCTGTGCGCCGTCATAATATATACAATATGACCTGCCGTTTTTCCTCGATTCTTCTGTAGTTTTAGCGGCTTGCTATTATCGCGGAAAAGAGTTAATATCAGAATGATCCACCGGATCATTCTTTCTACCGAAAGGGGCGCGGGTCTCCGGTGGAGACCTCTGCGAAGCAGAAGCGCCGACCGAGGCGACAGCCGAGACCGCGAGCCCACGGAATACAAAAACACGGAGGATACAATTATGTGGAAAAAAGGTTGCATCGGCATCCCGCAGGACGGCGGCAAGTACAAGGCGGTTCACTACGAGGCGAAGGTCTACGACGAGGGCAGCCAGTACGGAATCGACGGCGGCAGGATCAGCAAGCTGGCGCTGAAGATGGACGGCGAATGGATCGCCACCTACGACCGGGGCTGGGACATCAAGCCCACCTGCCCGGAGGCAGAGATGGCGCTGGCGATCCTGATGGAAGAGTACAAATAAACAGCAAGGGCGGCAACCGGAAGGAAGCCGCCCGATCTCTCTGAAAGGGGTGATGCGCTTGCGAAAGCTGAAGGAATATACACCGACTAGATTTATGGCGGACGATTCGCATTATGACAAAAACGCCGCCGACTACGCGGTGCAGTTTATTGAGTGCCTTGCCCACACGAAAGGCACATGGGCGGGAAAGCCGTTCGAGCTGATCGACTGGCAGGATCGCATTATCCGCGACCTGTTCGGTGTCCTGAAGCCCAACGGCTACCGGCAGTTCAATACCGCCTACATTGAAATTCCGAAAAAGAACGGCAAGTCCGAGCTTGCCGCTGCCGTGGCGCTGCTGCTCACGTGCGGCGACGGCGAGGAACGCGCCGAGGTATACGGCTGCGCGGCTGACCGGCAGCAGGCGGCGATCGTGTTCGATGTCGCGGCGGATATGGTGCGGATGTGTCCTGCGCTGAACAAACGCGTGAAGATTCTGACCTCCCAGAAGCGCATCGTGTTCACGCCGACCAATTCATTTTATCAGGTGCTTTCCGCCGAGGCATACAGCAAGCACGGCTTCAACATCCACGGTGTCGTGTTCGACGAGCTGCACACCCAGTCGTACCCAACTAAGGGAACCACATTGTTTATAATTTATTTACAACTAAAGCGTTAAGACAAACAGACAGGCTTAAATTTGCAAAGAAAATTGAATAGATAACGAAAAGCGTTCTTCATATATCAGTGAGGAACGCTTTTTCTATTTATTCGGAGGTTATTATGGCAAATGAATCAAATTCATCGGTTGTCAGAGTGCATAAGAACACCGACTTCACGATCATGAGCAATCATCATTTGAGAAATCAGAAACTCAGTCTGAAAGCAATCGGGCTGATGTCCAAAATACTGGGTCTGCCCTGTGACTGGAACTATTCCATTGCCGGACTGGTGAAGATCTGCAAAGAGGGTGAAACGGCAGTTCGTGCTGCCCTCCATGAACTGATCGACGAGCGGTATGTGTATTTGGAGAAGCTTCCGCCGAACTATTCCAAAAGCGGACGGTTTGAATATGTTTATCACATCTATGAAATTCCATATGAGAATATTCCTGATGGTCTGGAATGTCCGGAACTGTTTCTCAAAAAGCAGTCTGAAACAAATCAAAATGCAGATTCTCCAGATACAGAAAAACAAGATGCAGAAAACCTGTATCTTGAAAATCAGGATATAGAAAACCAGGGACAATTAAATACTTACATATCAAGTATGAAAGAATCAAATATGAAAGAATTAAATGAAACGGCTTCTGCTCCGCCGAAGAAAAAGGCGGATAAGAAGAAATATGCAGAAGCTGTCACCATGACGGAAGAAGAATATCAGAAGCTGTCGGAACAGCATTCCAAGGCATTTGTGGATAAGTGCATTGAGATTCTCAACAACTACAAGCTTTCCAGTGGAAAACGATACAAGTCAGATTATCACACCATTCTAAACTGGGTCATCGAAAGAGTTTCCAAGGATTATCCTCAGCTGGACAAATCAACTGCACAAAGTTCGGCTTACGATGTCAATGTCAATCCATTTGACCAGTTTGTGAGGTAAGAAAATGTTTATCAATACGGAATTACTGGAGTTTATCCGCTTGAAAAATCCCCTTTCTTCTGTTATCGGGAAATACGAAGTGATAACAGATGCTTGCTGTAAATGCCCATTCTGTCACAGCAAAACCAATTCTCTGAATCTTTTCCATGATGAGATCTACACCTGTTTTCACTGCGGTGAAAGTGGTGATGTATTTGGATTTGTCAGCAAAATTGAAAATCTTTCGTTTGCGGAAACAGTTCGTAAAATGGCGAAAGCATCGGGAATTTATACACTGGAAGAATTAGAACAGAAGAATATTTTCCGCTTTTGGGACAGATTTCTGATCCTCTGTGAGCATTATCACATTGCAGCAGACAGCATATTGCAGGAATATTCTTCGGAGCTGACAAAAGAATATCTTCTCAGTCTGAAATATGGCAAAGAACCGGATACTGCTCCGCTGGAAAATATCATGCAGATGAAATACGGCATATCGAAAGAATTTTGGAATGCTGCTCCTGAGCATATTATGGAGTATCTGACAACAGAAAGGAACCACAATGAATGATACATTGAAAAACATTTTTCAGACACTCTCTGAAAGTGCAGAGGAAAACTTCGTAAAGCACAAAAATGCCAATGACTATCTCGCTAAGGACGGTTTGTGGCACTGCGGAAAATGCGGTACAGCAAAGCAGTTCCGACTGCCTGAGCGATTTATGAAAATGGGAATGCCTGAAATTGTCGGCTGCTGCTGTGCCTGTCAGTCTGCAAAGGAAAAACGGGAGAATGCAAAGCAACAGCTTGCATCTGTCATCAGAGAGAATAAAGAAAACGCAGATATTCCCGAACATTATCTGTCAGCTGATATGGCAATTTTGGAATCTCCTGAAGCCAAAAGAATCGGCAGGAACTATATCAAAAACTTCGAGAAACTGGGCAGAATCGGACTTCTCCTCTATGGCGATGTAGGAACGGGCAAAACATTTCTGGCAGCCTGCATTGCAAATGCTCTGCTGAATCAGGGCGTAAGCGTAAAATGGCTGACCTCTATGCAGATTGTGGAACACAGCTGCTTCTACAGCGAATCAGAATATGCCGAATATATCCGAAGCATTACCGCTCCCGACTTGCTGATCATCGATGATCTGGGAGCGGAACGTGGCACAGATTTTGCGTTGGAGCGTGTTCACAGCCTTGTGGATACCCGTATCTCAGCCAACAAACCGATGATCGTAACCACCAATATCGACATTACGGATATGGGCAATTGTGCTGATCTGAAAAAGAAACGCACGTTTGACCGCATTATGCCTGCAACATTTGCCTTTGCCATGAAAGGCACGTCTTACCGTATGAAGCAGGCACAGAAAAGCTACAAAACACTCAAAGATCTGCTCTTGAGTGAAAAAACAATTGGAAAGGACAGAAACACAAATGAGAATGATCAAAACTTATGAGGGCATGACAATGAACTGCGATGTGATTGCAACAATTCAGTCGGTTTTCATG